TATTTAACATTTTATTACCAATTTGCCCTGTTAGCATAGTAATGATGAAATATAGTGAATACATACCACATTCGTTGTTTTCGAATTGATGTTCGATTGGATGATTTTCGTGAAAAATTAATTTTTTCGGAGAATTTAATTGAAGACCTTGTTTTATCACTCTTTTTGCAAATTTGAATACTTCATTGGGTATTTTTGATCCGGCACTATCAAAATAAAAGATGATATTATTTTCTAAATCTATAAACATTGAGGTCCAATGAGAACCGGATTGGTTATGTTTGTCTAGATTGAATACTATACCAAACTTAGTATAATTTTTATTAATTTGTTTCTGTAAATCGAAACTACATAAATCTTTCCATACACAAGTGTCATCCTCATATGGACGACTATCAAAATCAATGGGAGTAGGTCCGATAAAATGAAACTCTGGATGAGCGTCATCGTATTGTTTCAATACCTTCAATATATCAAAATTAGTTAGCCATTGGGAAGGATTTTTGTGCCATTCTGCTGGTTGGTCGGGTGCGAATATGTTTTCCTCTATTGTAGCCCGCACTTTATCATCTTTTATCGTCTTTAACCAGCATTTCTCATTTTCACAAACCGCCAATTTATTTTTCAACTCTTTCCATATTTTGATAGGCGTATTTGATGCAATAATATTATCACTATGTGATGCATTCCAAGATTCTTTTAGTTTATCAATAACAGACGGTGTCAGGCAACTCTTGCTAGATATCTTGGATTTTTTAACAAGTGGATTGCAATTTAAATCTTTAATTTTATTTTTTCTTGTCCCTTGCTTACCTTTATTCTTTTTTGTAGGCATAGACTTTAGATACGTATTATATAATACATATCTATAAAATTACATACTAAAATGTTTATTTCTTTGTGGATTTTTCGAAAAAATTATTTTTAAGATACCCTTGTTTTACCACTGTATGTTTCCCCCAATATGATTTATTCAATGTGGGGCTGGGTTCGTCGATTACGTTGCCAAACATTGTATCTTCATCTTGGCTGAAGGTATTGAATTTATTCGCCTGCTCCGTTTCTTTTTGTTCCAGATGCTGGATAATTGCTTTTACATATCCTTCAAATACGTCATCGATGGTATTTGTAATCTGCAACTCTGGGTCGGCCAATTTATCTTTGGTAATCTCTATTATTTGATGTCTAAACTTTTCTACTTTTTCTCGATATTCTTTCAGTTCGTGATTTTTACCAGGGTCTTGTTTTGAGAATATTTTGTTGTATGAATGCTTATTCATTAACAAAGATAACGTCATCTGGTCAATATCACTTCTGGATTGAAGACACTCCTCTGATATAATAGGATTCGATGAGAGATCCATTACAATAAAAAAGTATTTTATTTTTCAAATTTATACCCATATTGCTTTTATTTTCAATGTTTCAGAGTAATCATTCAAATTTGAATTATTCAAATTTGTATCCTGAAGTTTAGTCATGCTAGGTTCGTATAGATTTTTATCCTGAAGTTTAGTCGTGCTAGGTTCGTATGGATTTGTATCCTGAATTTTAGTCGTGCTAGGTTCGTATGGATTCATACCTGAATTATTTTTTCTATAATCATTCAAACTTGAATTATTTTTTCCATCATAATTATTCAAACCTGAATTAATTTTTCTATAATGATTCAAACCTGAATCCTGAAGTTTAGTCGTGCTAGGTTCGTTTGGATTTGTATCCTGAATTTTAGTCGTGCTAGGTTCGTTTGGATTTGAGAATACAGGAGCAGTTTCTATGAATGTATCATTATGTGATGTAAAATTTGTCTCCTCTGCTTTTCTATTTGGAATATCTGTTATATAAGATGAATTTAAAATTGGATTTTGTTCTAATTTTTCAATAACATTCAAATAATTATCTATATGCTCAAACATTAATTTCCCCATTTCTGCAGGAGAAAGAATCTCTTCATTTAAACTATTTATTCTTATTCTATCTTCATTATTGGTTTTTATATCATAAAAAAATTCAATCATTTCTATTAAAGTTTGATTTAAACATTTCTTAAAATCAGCAATAACATCAATACGACCTGGACGAATAAGGGCATGGTCTAACATTTTTATGTGATTACTTGTCATTATTACAATTCTTCCAGGTATTTCTAACACACCATCTAATAAATTCAATAAAAAAGACAAGTCTAAATGAAGAGGATCATCAGCAATAAGTTTATTTGGTTTCTTTAAATCACGCTCCATTACCAAATCACCCTGACAATCAATATCTTCTAATACATATATTCTTTGATCTAAAGGAATACAATATTTTTGTGTTTGTCCTGTTGATACATTAATAACACTAATTTCTTCATTGTAAAATAAATTCTCCATTTGTACTTTTGTAATATCATTATTTAAATTAATGTTTATAATATGACGTGTTGTTTCATTTGCTAAACATTTTATTGTTGATGTTTTTCCAGCACCAGCTTGTCCAGATAAAAGTAAGCCTAACGTATAAGGAATACCTTTTAAATCATACCATTTTCTATTTTTAATAAAAAATTCTACTCTATTTTTAACAGCAGTAATTTCAGGACCAAACAGATTTGTAAATTGTCGGTTTGTTTGAAATTTTTTCATTGTGAAGATACTATTATTTGGCAATTTGGTATAATCTTTACCGCCCTCTAGCGTTTTAGGAGCATTCATTGGAACTTGATTAAAATAAAATATATCATCACCTAATTTATTTTTAATTTTAATTTCATAGTTATGTGATATTTTATTTAAAAACAATCGTAGCTCGTTCATTGTCTTTTTATATGAGAATAATTCAATCGTTTGTTTTATTCCAACACCATTGCTTGAACTTTCATCTGTCTCAGTTATTTCAGTTAATGAGACAAATAATTCATCACCTATTTCAATAACATCTGTTTGATTTAATATAAAATTTTGTTTATTGAAAGTTACGTGTTTGGTATTAATGTTATTTGTTATAAAATCTAACAATGCTTGACCAATTTTATTTTCGTGATCTGAAATATTAATATGAATAGTAATAGATGCTGATTTTATAATGGCCGTTTTTGAAGTTATTTCTTTCAACAATGTATTCTTTATGTTAGATCTGTAAAATTTTTTAAATTCACTAATAGCATTAGGTAATACTGATTTACAAATAAAATCTATAATTGCAGTGGCGAAAAAAATATATATCATATTTATCATTCCATTATCCTTACCCGAATTATTGTTATTTCCATTCATAGAATTCATCATTGTCATCGTCATTAATTGTTGTTTGATCGTTTCCATCATGTTATTTCCAGTCAGTTGACCTGTTTGGTTAGGTATATTCATTTATACATTATGCGTTCAATCCTTTATATTTATTGTATAATATTATTTTACGTATTCAAGTGCCTGGAATAAACCAACTTTTATCTATTTACAAAGAAAGACGTGATTGTCTGAATACCATTACGTTCGTTATAAATCTTTGCTAACGTTTTATCAAACAACAATACTTTTACTTTCGCAGAACAGTATTTTTCCTTTCGTTTCATAAAGATTTCTATATCAGGATATTCTTGTTGGAGTTTTACCATTTCTGTGCGATAGGTTTTGATAGCCGCTTTTTTATTTTGCATTTCCCATAAATTTTCTAAAGAAAGTCCAAACAACTGCTGCAATGGTTTCATAATTTGATTTGTAATATAATGTGTATAATCAATCTTCAAATTATTTTCGATAATGAAATCAGTTGTTTCTATTTTATCTCCCATCAATACTTTTGGTTTATCATTCACAATAAATACAAACTTCATTCTATCGCCAGGTTTAGGTTTGTTTCCTGGGTCCCGTTGTCCAATTCTATCCGCCAATACTTTATGGCCAATTTGTAATGGTTTTTTATAATATCCTCTTAATGCCTTTGTAATAGCCAATTTATCCATACTCACATTTCCCTGAATTAAACTATCAAGCGATTGTTGCAAGAACTCTACTGCTCGCTCAATATTGTTATCTTTCATTAATATATTCAATATACCACCATATACATCTTTCAAATAATCACAAGAATCACGACGTTTCAAAGATAACCCCATAAATTTCATATATCCTTTGTTCGGGTCTTCTTCATATAACATACCAACATATCGCTTTTTAGATAGCAAGATGAAGGGCATCAATGTTTTTTCATACTCCAGCCCCATTGGGGCTTTCAAAAACTTGGTGCATAGTTTGGCTGCATCTTGTGCAATCTCAATCGTTGTTTCAAGAGCTTTTTGACCACGAATCTTCTCACCAGTTTTCGGATCCTCCAAGTTGAATGTAAAGAATACACTATCTGTATCGCCATAAACATATTCAGCTCGTGTTCTTACTATGCCATTGGTTTGGCTATCATATACCATATCTCCATACACTTCTTCTATCATCCTTCTTGCATAAATAATCATCATTCTACCAGTAGCAGTTGTTGAAGCAGCTACGTCTTTCTCATAGAAAGTTGATGTTCTTGACCCACATTGCCCATACAACGAATTTGCGGTCACCTTATAACCTAACTGTCTTTTATCCAATATATTCTGAATAAACGGGTCTTTTTCAGTCTTTATCATGTTTCGGGTGTCTTTTCTTGCTTTCAATAATTCTTCCAAAATAGAGGGCATAATACCTTTTTTATCGTCAGGAAATTGTGCCCATCTACATATCATCTTACCTACTTTTGTTTTAACCGCTTTGGACGCTGGTCTAGACGGGTCTCGTAAATATTTATAAGTGTCAAAATCGATATCAATATACTGATATCCTGGCAAATTATCATAGATAAAGTTGCCGTGTTCATCTCGATCACCAGTAATACGAATTATATTACCTTGTAAGTCAGACTCTTTAGACCATACTTTACTATCGTGTGAGTAATTCTGACTGATCATCGACGATGGATACAATGATGAATAATCTACACACGCTACAGGATTATCCATATACATTGCACATTTTGGTGGCAAAACTATTGCTCCTTCATAGCCTTCTGCATCTATCGGCTTTTCTACATCAGGCATCAATGTATTCTTTTCTCTGCATTTTTTTGCCACGAAACTAGTGAGTTTAATTCCCTGTCCGCGGAATACCAAGAAGTTGATGGGCACACTGCAAATACGGGACATCTCTACATAACCTGTAATCACATCTATCTTATTCATCAAATGATGAACCAAGTTGCAATCTTGAATACAATATTTTGCAACAATTGCTCTATCCGAGGATGTCCCTTTCGATAATCTGAAAATATCTTGGGGAGATACGTCGTCCTTTGCCATACCCCACTTTATCGATTTTCCGCCTTCAATCTCGTGATGACCGCCAATTTTTATAACATTATAGTTCGACACTTTCTCTTCGCCATTCTTCATTTCAACAATATCGCGATCATAATCAATATCTAATACTATGAATTTTTGACCGTCATTATAGTAGTCAGTAGTAAATCCGGTTATCTCAATATGGATGAAATCGCCTTTATGGAGACCCATTAGATTGCTACTACATAACTCGGTTATTTCTCCTAACTCTGGGTCATCGACATATTGAACCTTTTTTACGCTATCACTAATATATTGACCGGCAACATCATCTAATTTATACGAAGAGAGATTGAAATCACGCCTAAAATATGCATACATATCTATTTGCAATCTACCTGACATTTTTGCATATCGTAGGTCATATTCTCCACTCGCAATATGCAACTTCGTATGTTCCAAATTATAGCTGCCCAATTTTTCTCGATCCGGATTTGCACATATTTCATTTATTTTTCTAGATAACATTAAGAATTCTTTGTCGCAGTGATTTTCCACTGCACGTCTGAACATAAACTCATAATCAAAACCAAAGATATTATAACCGATAATGATGTCTGGATCTTGTTCTTGTATGACACCTGCCCACCTTGTTAGTAGATCACGTTCAGTTTTGACGGTTTCGATAACAGCGCCATCTACACCATCGCAGGAACCTACCACCAAACAATGATTCAAATATGGTTCTGTCGTTCCATAATTCATAAAAGTAGATCCAATGAAGGTTACCTCATCACCCTTTAGTCGGGGAAAGAGAGTGGTGAGCGTTTCATCTAGGATTTTGATTTGTTCATCACGTTCATATTGGT